GAAAAGAGGTACGCCTTATTGTAGACCAACAAAAAGAATTTCTAGTAAAACACCAAAGACAGCTTCAGAGATGACAGCTGCTGAAAAACGTAGTAGGATATCTCAAAAGAAAAGTTTAGGACAACCAGCAGGTAAGCCTAGAAGAGTTAAGGCAGTGAGAAGAAGGAAAAAATAAATGGCAACTTCAAGCTCAAGAGATTTTAATTTAGATGTAGCAGAACTTATTGAAGAGGCATACGAAAGATGTGGCTTAGAAATGAGAACTGGTTACGATGCTAGAACAGCTAGACGTTCTTTGAATCTTATGTTTGCTGACTGGGCAAACAGAGGATTAAATCTTTGGACTGTTAAGCAGTCAACTGTGGCGGTAACTTCTGGAACTGCTTCTTATACTCTTTTAGATGCAACAGTTGTAGATTTATTAGAAGTTGTTCTACGAAACAGTAGTGGTACAGATTTTACTTTAACTCAAATGAGCCGTAGTGAGTATCTAAAAATACCTAACAAAGATAATTCTGGACAACCAAGTCAGTATTTTTTTGATAGACAAGTAACTCCTACGATCACATTATGGTCAACTCCAGATACCTCTTATACTTTAGTGTTTTACTATGTAAGACGAATAGAGGACGCAGATGCTTTAGTTAATACAACTGACGCACCTTTTAGATTCTTACCTTGCATGGCAGCGGGACTTGCTTATTACATAGCTATAAAAAGAGCACCCGACAGAATACAAATACTAAAAGCTATCTATGAAGAAGAGTTTCAAAGAGCCGCAGCAGAAGATGCAAGTAGCACACCTCTCAAATTAACACCTAACATTTCATACTTGAGGTACTAATGGCTAGGTACGCAAGTGGCAGATACGCATGGGGATATTCAGATAGGTCTGGATTCCGTTATCGTTTGCGTGAAATGAGAAAAGAATGGAATGGACTTAAGGTAGGTCCAGATGAGTATGAAGCTAAACATCCTCAACTAGAGCCTAATTATCCAGGCCCAGATCCAACAGCTTTGTATGAACCAAGACCAAATCAAGATACAGACTTAACGGCATTTATAGTATACACAAATGCTGGAAATGGTATAATAGGACAAAAGATGACACCGTTTACGGCTACAACTAGTCTGGGAACAGTAACAGTGAGTACATCATGAGCTTTACTTTGACTACATTAAAACAGTCAATACAAGACTGGACAGAAAATGATGAGACAACTTTTGTAAATGAGTTAGATTTCATTATCAAAAATGCAGAAGAAAGAATATTAAAATCTGTAGATTTAGATTTTTTTAGAAAAAATGTTGAGGGTGGTTTAACAACTGGTAATAAGTTTTTACAAAAACCAAGTGATTACTTAGCTACCTTTTCTTTATCTTATATAAAAGATAGTGCAAATGTTTTTCTTTTACAAAAAGATGTAAACTTCATTCAACAGTATACTCCTAATCCAGCAACAACTGGATCTCCAATATATTATGCTTCTTTTGATGTTGATAATTATATAGTAGCTCCAACACCAGATGCTGATTATGTAGCAGAATTACATTATTATTATAGACCTGCCTCACTTACCACAGATGATTCTGGCACAACTTGGATAAGCACTAATGCACCAGATGCTTTGTTGTACGCTTGTTTGATTGAGGCATATAGTTTTATGAAAGGGGAGTCTGATCTATTACAACTTTATACTAGTAGATATGGTGAAGCCATATCCAGACTTAAAGTTTATGGAGAAGGACAAGAGAATACTGATGCTTATAGAGAAGGTTTGGTAAAAATTCCGAAACAATAAGGGAAGCATTATGGGGAAGAAAATAGGTAGCATAGCCATTGTCGGTCTCGGCAATAGTTGTAGCGAGTATCTAATGTCTAGAATCAGAAGCGAGAAGTTTGATGAAGTCTGGGCGATCAATTCTATATCTGGCGTTATTTATCACGATAAATGTTTTATGATGGATCCACCATCAAGATTTCTCGATAGTCCTAACGCTGGTAAACAAACAAATATTATGACAGATAGATTACGAACAAAGTTAGGTGTTCCTATTTTTTCTTGTGTTTTAGATAAAAGATGTCCAGATGTTGTTGAATATCCTTTACAAGAAGTCCTACAAAAAACTAAATATGCTTATCTTAACAATACAGTTGCTTATAGTATTGCTTATGCAATAGCTCAAGAAGTGAAAGAAATACATTTGTATGGCATAGATTTTACATATAGTAACGTAGCTTTTGCTGAAGCAGGCAGAGGATGTTGTGAGTTTTGGTTAGCGATTGCTATATCAAAAGGTATAAAAGTTAACATTGCACACAATTCATCATTGCTTGATACAAATGTAAAAGAGGATCAGAAACTCTATGGATATCATAGATTAGAAGATCCGATTGTATCCACCACAACACAAGGTAGTATGTTGATTACAAGAAAATCAAAACTACAACCACCAGAGCCTTTAGACTCTACACCTAACATTGTAGGTAGAGAAGACATACCTGGTGTTACTTACGAGGAGAAATAAATGTTTAACGTAGGAGTATCACAAGCTGGAACAGTAAATGTAATGACCTCAGACAAGGGTGGTTTAACAAACGAACAAATAGCAGATTTAGCTGTTGATAAAATAGTTAGCATATCAGATCAAGCACCACCACACATAAGGCAACAAGCCAACCAATTTAGAGAACATCTCAAGAATGTTCTATATCATTATCTCCTCTTGGCAAGAAGAGAAGAGCGTGGTACTATCATTCAAGCCTTACGATCGAGTGGTCAAAAGGAAACGGCTGAATATATAAGGAGACTCTAATATGGCTATAGCACAAGCAATGTGTACTTCCTTCAAAACAGAGTTATTGACAGGTACACACAATTTTGCAACAAACGGAAACGCTTTCAAATTAGCACTTTATGCAGAAGGTAGTGGTGGTAAATCATCAACAACTGCAACATTAGGTGCAACAACAACTGCGTTTACTACAACTGGAGAAGTTGCTTCAAGTGGAACTTATGCAACTGGTGGTGGCACTTTAACAAAAGTTGCTCCAACTAGTTCTGGTACAACTGCTTTTACAGATTTCTCAGATTTAAGTTTTACAACAGCTACAATAACAGCTATGGGTGCGTTAATATATAATGACACTAATAGTAATAAAGCTGTTTGTGTTTTAGATTTTACATCTAATAAAACTTCAACATCTGGTACATTTACCATCCAGTTTCCAACTGCTGACGCTTCAAACGCTATTATCCGTATAGCATAAGGTAAATCCTTATGGCTAACGGCTGGGGACAAGGCACCTGGGGTGCTGTCGGTTGGGGTGGTATTGGTAATACCTCCTTTGCTGTTACTGGCGTAGCTGGTACGACAGCCGTTGGTGATGAAGCAACTACCGCTGGTTCTCTTGTAATAGAAACTGGACTAGAGGCAACTGGTTCTGTTGGAACTGTCGTTGCAACTAGCGTGTTTGTGTTTGGTGCAACTGGTGTATCTGCCACAACTGCCGTTGGAACTGTCCTTCCTAAAATACCAATTACTGCCGTAGTAACTGGCGTATCTGCCACAACTGGATTTTTAACTGGTTGGGGTAATGATGGCTGGGGTGCTGGAGTTTGGGGTGGTGGTGTCGCTGCTATTCCTGGACAAGATGTCGTACCAACTTCTGCCGTAGGTACTGGTGCTGTAGGAACAGTTACTGTTACTGGTACATGTATTTTTTCAGTAACAGGTAATGTAGGAACCACTGCCGTAGGTGACGTTTTAGCAGCAGCTGGAGCTAGAGTAACCGAAACTGGATTAACAGGTACAATAGGTTTTGGTGATGAATCTGTTGTAGGAACTGCCTTAGTTTCACCCACTGGTGTTGCTGGGACAACCTCTGTCGGCACACCTACATTAATAACTTCTACTGGAGCACCAACAACAACAGTTGTAGGAACAACTGCACTAGGTAGTGAATCTGTTACCGCAGATGCGAATACGGCAGTTACCTTATCGGGAGCAACAATTTCATTAGGAACAGTTGCAATAACAGCTAGTTCTGTGGTATCGTTAACTGGAGTTAGTGGAACTGGTTCTACTGGAGAGGAGAATGTCTGGGGTTTGATTGTTCCAGATCAAGTAGCTAATTGGATTGAAAGGGTAGCATAATGCCAGAATATACTAATAATTTAAGGTTGAAAGAAATAGCCACAGGTGATGAATCAGGCACATGGGGTGCTTCAACTAATACAAATTTAGAACTTATAGGTGAGGCACTAGGTTTTGGCACTGAAGGCATAACCACAAATGCTGACACACATACTACCACTGTAGCAGACGGTTCGGCAGATGAGGGTAGAGCCATGTATATTAAATATACTGGTACACTAGATTCTGCTTGTACAATAACCATAGGTCCGAATACTTTAAAAAGAGTTCATATTATTGAAAATGCAACAAGTGGTTCACAAAATATAATTATATCACAAGGCTCTGGTGCAAACGTTACAATAGCACCTGGCACTGCAAAGGCTGTTTATTTGGATGGTGCTGGTTCTGGAGCAGCGGTTGTTGATGCTTTTGCACATCTTGCAGCAGTTGATCTCACTGTGGATGATGATTTAATTGTAAATGGCGATATTGATTTAGAAGGTAGTATAGATGTTAATGGCACTACTGAAACAGATGCTTTATCTATAAATGGTACTTCTGTTACGTCTACTGCAGCCGAACTAAATTTACTTGATGGCTCCAGTGCCAATACTGTTGTTAATAGCAAAGCTGTTATCTATGGTTCTAGTGGAGAACTTGCAGGAACTTTGTCAACTGCGGCTCAAGGCAACATAACATCACTAGGAACACTCACAACATTGACTGTAGATGATATTACAATAAATGGTTCTACTATATCTGATAGTGGTGATTTAACGATAGATTGTGGTAGTGACATTACGTTAGATGCTGATGGTGGAGATATAGTGTTTGCAGATGGTGGCACTACGATTGCTACACATAGTAATATATCAAATACTTCATATAGAATTACAGTAGGTCCATCAGATGCAGATTTTGTTGTAAGAGGCAATGATGGTGGGTCAGGGATTACTGCTATGACATTAGACATGTCAGCAGCTGGAGCGGCAACATTTAATGATGATGTTACTGCCTTTTCTGATAAAAGATTAAAAACAGATATTTCTAATATAGAAAATGGCATAGAAAAAGTTATGCAAATGCAAGGTGTTTATTACAAAAGAAACGACCAAGATGATGCAAAAACAAAAGTAGGTGTATTAGCACAAGACATGGAGGCTATTGTTCCAGAGGTTGTTTTAACTGCCAATGATGAAATGCAAACAAAATCAGTAGATTATGGTAAACTTACAGCAGTCTTGATTGAGGCAATCAAAGACTTAAAAGCAGAAATTGATGAATTAAAAAAGGGGTAGTAAATGGCAATTCCATCATCTGGCTCAATAGCAATGTCAGCCATCCAAACGGAGTTTGGTGGTTCTAATCCAATAAGTTTAAGTGAATATTATTCTGGTGGATCAAATGTTCCCTCTGGTATAAGTGGTAACAATGGAACTATACCGACATCTGGTGAAATACAAATGGGTGACTTTAGAGGTTCGCAAAATGTTGCTTATGTATCTGCAACTGGTGGTACAGTAACAACATCTGGTAACTTTAAAATACATAGATTTAATTCATCTGGAACTTTTGCTGTTAATGATGGTGGAAACTCTGCTGGATCTAACTCTGTTGAATACTTAGTTGTCGCTGGTGGCGGAGGTGGCGGAGGTCAAATCGCTGGTGGTGGCGGAGGTGGAGGTATGCGTACTGGCAACCTCTCAGTTTCTGCACAAAACTATAGTATCACTGTAGGTGGTGGTGGAGCCAAAGGTGAGGGTGTTGTTGGCAACGAAGGACAAGAAGGAAGTCAAGGCGGAACCAGTACTTTTTCTAATATATCATCTACTGGAGGTGGTGGAGGTGCAGGATTTAACCAAGGAAATGCGGCAAATCCTGGAAACCCTGGAGGCTCTGGTAGTGGCGGAGCGGCTGGAGGAACTAATAAAACATCAAGTGGTGGTCCAGGAACATCAGGTCAAGGTAATCCAGGAGGTGGTGTAAGTCCTGGAAGATCAAGTGGCTCGGCTCCCGTTGCATCAGGTAATGGTGGTGGAAAAGGATCACAACCACCAAATGTTAATGCAAGTAATGGTAACGGAACTGCTGGATCAGGTGGTTCAAGTAGTATATTAGGTCCAAGTTTTACATTCTCTGGTGGCGGAGGAGGTGGAGCAAGAGCCAATGTTGGTGCAGGTCCATCTAACATAAGAGCAAGTACTGGTGGCTCTGGTGGCGGCGGAGGCGGAGGAGGTAACGACTCCAATAATTCAAATCGTGGTAAACCAGGAGGAACTGGTGGTGTAGCTAACGGTGGTGCTGGAACTGCAAGTACAAACTTTTGTCAAGGTGGTGCAGGAGGCACTAACACTGGTGGAGGAGGTGGAGGTGGAGCCTCTGGAACTGGTGGTACAAGAGGTAATAATGGTGGCTCTGGTATAGTCGTACTTAAATATCAATTCCAAAGCTAGGGATAAAACATGGCACATTTTGCAAAAGTAGAAGATGGGATTGTAACAAATGTAATTGTTGCAGAACAAGATTTCATAGACACCTTACCAGAAAACGAAACATGGGTTCAAACATCATATAATACACGACAAGGTGAACATATTGATACTGATACTGGATTACCTGATGGTGGCGTTGCTTTGAGAGGTAACTTTGCTGGGATCGGTTATATCTATGATAGTACAAATGATGTTTTTTATAGACCTAAACCACAACCAAGTTGGATTTTAAATACCAAAAAATGGATTTGGGAATCACCACTTGGCGATCACCCAGATGATGATTATGTATATTATTGGGACGAAGACGCATACCAGGCAGATAATACCACTGGCTGGAAAAGATATGAGTAAGGCATAGAACCTTGAATTATCAGAATCCAATAACAAAAAATGAAGACTTTATACAAACATGGCATATACCCGAAGAAATTTGTGATGCCATAGTTGAGTATTTTAAAAACAATCCAGACAAACATGAACCAGGACAAGCGATAACCAATAAACAAGGTAGTATTGTTAAAAAAGATTTTAAAGAGTCAACAGATTTACCAATAGATGCTAATTATTGGGAACAACCTTTTACGGATTATCGCATTGAATTACAAAAATGTTTAGATGATTATGTAAAAATATACCCACATTTAGAACATGTTGTTAGGTTTAATATTGTTGAAGGTTATAACATTCAACATTATCCAATAGGTGGTGGTTTTAAAATAGAACACTTTGAAAGAAATGGTAGTTTTAATAAAACCATAAAAAGAATTTTGGTTTTCATGACATACTTAAATGATTTAGATGATGGTGGCACTAAGTTTATTTATCAAAATAGAATTATCAAAGCACAAAAAGGTAAGACTGTTATTTTTCCTGTAGATTGGACACACACTCATGTCGGTCAGATCTCACAAACGAAAGAGAAAACTATAGTTACAGGTTGGTATAGTTATTTGTGGGATAGATGGGGGGTTTAAAACATGGACAGTATTCCAATCCAAAAAAATGCAACTGATGATTATTGGTTCTTTGAAAGAGAACTCGATGAAGAAACATGTAAAAAAATAATAGGATTAGCAAAAGATTGGAAACCAGCAGAGGTAATATCAAATTTAAATAAAGAGGGTAAAACTGCCAAAGACCAAAGAATTACTGATGTTGCTTGGAGTGATGAACAATGGCTTTATGAAATAGTTTGGAATTATCTACATACAGCTAATACAAATTCAAATTGGAATTTTCAAATAGACTCATCTGAAAGGATGCAGATAGCACGATATAATAAAGACGGACATTTTAAATTTCATCAAGATGGTAATGGTTTTACACGATTTGAAAACGGAAATAAATATACACATGGTAAAACTAGAAAATTATCTATGTCAATAATATTAAATGATGAGTATGAGGGTGGTGAGTTTGAGTTTTTTGCAAAAGATACAATTTTAGCTAAGATGGGCACAATAATAGTTTTTCCGTCTTATATGCAACATAGAGTAAAACCAGTAACAAAAGGAACAAGATACTCTTTGGTAACATGGTTTTGTGGTGAGCCGTTTAAATAAGAGGTACAAATGCCATTAACTAGTTTAAAATTTAGACCAGGTATAAATAGAGAGATCACCTCTTACTCAAATGAAGGTGGCTTTTTTGATTGTGAAAAAGTTAGATTCTATGCAGGTTTCCCAGAAAAAATAGGTGGTTGGGTTAAAGCAACTGACAACACTTATGAAGGAACAGCCAGAGCTTTACATAACTGGATAGCGTTAGACGGCTCTAACTTTTTAGGCGTAGGCACACATTTAAAATATTACATAGAAGAAGGTGGCACTTTTTTTGATGTTACTCCCACTCGTAAAACTTCTACTAATAGTATTACCTTTGCAGCAACCGATGGTTCCGCTGAATTAGTAGTAACTGACTCTTCTCATGGTGCGGTGGCAAATGATTTTGTTACAATATCTGGTGCAGTTACTCTAGGTGGTAACATCACGGCTTCTGTATTAAATAAAGAGCATCAAATCACATCCGTTGTTAATGCTAATTCTTATAAAATAACAGCGACTGCAACTGCAAATTCATCCGATAGTGGTAATGGTGGCTCTGGTGTAGACGGAGTATATCAAATTAATGTTGGTCTTAACACTGGTGTTGGTGGTAATGGCTGGGGTGCAGGTGGATATGGTGGTGTAAACGCTGATTTATCAACTTTTGGTTGGGGTCAAGCCGCAGCAAGTGGCACAACGGCTCAACTTCGTTTGTGGAGTCATGATAATTTTGGTGAAGATTTACTAATTAATGCAAGAGACGGTGGTGTCTTTCATTGGGATAAATCAAATGGAACTGGCACAGCCGCAGTAAATATAACAAGTTTGTCTGGTGCTTCAGATGCACCAACTATTGCGAAACAAGTATTAGTATCAGATCTTGATAGACATGTTATTGTTTTTGGAGCAAATACTATTGGAACCACGACACAAGATCCTTTACTTATTCGCTTCGGATCTCAAGAGTCTTTGACTGATTTTACTCCCACTGCCACGAATACTGCTGGAGATTTAAGACTAAGTAGTGGTTCTACTTTTGTGCAGGCTGTAGAAACAAAACAACAAATACTTGTTTACACAGATAGAAGTTTATTCAGTATGAGATTTATCGGACCTCCGTTTACTTTTGGTCTACAAGAGCTATCTAAAAATATTACAATCATGAGTCCTAAAGCTGCTGTTGCAGTGGATGATGCTGTTTTTTGGATGGGTAAAGATAATTTTTATGTGTATGGTGGACAAACACAACAAATACCTTGCACAGTTAGAGATAAAGTATTTTTAGATTTTAACTCAGCACAGTCAGATAAAGTTGTTGCTGGAGTCAATTCTAAATGGGGTGAGATATGGTGGTTCTATCCTTCTGCTAGTTCAGAAGAAAATGATAAATATGTTATATATAATTATTTAGAAAAAATATGGTACTATGGAACACTTTCTAGAACGGCTTGGCTTGACAGAGGCATACGATCATTTCCTATAGCCGCAGGCTCTCCTAATTTATTTAATCATGAGAGTGGTAATGATGACGATGGCTCAGCTATGACTGCATCTGTTGAATCTAGTCAAATAGATATTGGTGATGGTTATCAATTTAGTTTTATAAAGCAGTTGATTCCAGATATTACATTCAACGGATCCACATCAAATACTGGTAATCCAAGTGCTACTTTTACGTTACAAGCAAGAAAAGGACCTGGTAGCACTTATGCTAATAATTCAGGTGGATCGAGTGTAAGAACTGCAACAGCACCAGTAGAACAATTCACTGATTTAATTAATGTAAGACTTAGAGGAAGATCTTTTAACATGAAGCTCGAATCAACGGAGCAGGGTGTAGCATGGAAACTTGGAACTCCAAGAGTAGATATTAGACCAGATGGGAGAAAATAATGTCTTCAAGAAATCTTGTCTCACCAAGACTACCTCTACCGATTGGAGAGGTCGATCAAACATACATTGTTGATTTAGTTAGAGCCTTAGATCTTTTTATACAACAATCTGATAATCCAGGTGAAGGAAGAAACACTAAGTTAGTTTTTACAAACATGCCTACAAGTGATGTGGGTTTAGAGCCTGGAACCTTGTATAGATTTGGAAATGATGTTAAAATAAGTTTATTAAACATAGCAGGTGTTGACGGATCTTCTGGAACTGCTACATTAGGTAATGTTACTGTATCGGTGTCGTAAATGGGTATTTTTAAAAGTTTTAGAAAAATTTTAAAAAAAGCAGCTCCAGTTATAGGTGGCACTATTGGTTTTGCTATAGGTGGTCCACTCGGTTCTGCCGCCATAGGTTCTGCTCTAGGTGCAGGTATAGGGTCACTCGCTGCAGGTGCCGACACAGATGACGCATTGAAAGCTGCACTTCTCGGTGGTATTGGTGGATATGCTGCAAGTGGTGGTAAATTGTTCACGGCTGCCGCACCAAGTGCCACGGCTGCTGGAACACAAGCAGTTACAGATTCTGTTGTTGCGAGTGGAATAGATAGTGCCGCTCCAGGTTTAGCTAGTTCTTCTATTCCTAAGTTTGTTCCGACACCAGAGCCTTCATTTTTTCAAAAGGCAGTAGATTTTGCTAAGACTCCTACTGGTATAGCAACTATTGGTGGTATTGGTGGTTTAGCTGCACTCACTGGAGAAGAGCCAAAACAAGAAGAATTTAAACTAAGACCAGATCCAAAAGGTGAATCTAGATTAGGTGTTGGCTTTATTGGAGATAAGAGTTACAATCTAGATGACGATGAAGATAGAAAAAGATATTTTAATGATTTAAGGAAACAAGAAGAAGATAGAAACAAAAACGTAGGAATAATGACCGCCGCTGGTGGTGGTGAAGTTGAAGGGCCTGGAACAGGCACAAGTGATTCTGTACCAGCAAGACTATCAGACGGAGAGTTTGTGTTAACTGCAAAAGCAGTTAGAGGTGCAGGCGGTGGAGACAGAGACATTGGAGCTGCAAGAATGTATGAAATGATGTCTGAACTAGAGAGGGTCGCATAATGGCTACAGCAACACAAGAACAAATAGTAAGACTAGCACCGTTTCAAGAAGAATTTTTAGCAGATATATTTAAAAGTGCAGAGAATGTAACAGAACCTGGTTCAACCATGCCCTTTGCTCCACAACAGTTGGCGGGTCTTTCTCAAAGTCAACTAGATGCAATAAGCAGAGCTAGAGCAGGTGTAGGTTCTTTCGAGCCTTTTATACAAAGAGGTAGTGAGGCGATTGGTCAAGGTATAGGAGCTGTTGGTGCTGGACTAGGTACAATCGGTACTGGATTAGGAACTATTGGTAGTGCAATAGATCAAACTGCTGGAGCCACTTACGATTTTGATCCCACATCTTTTAGAGAATTTATGAATCCATTTACAGAAGATGTGATTGCAGCGACACAAGCCGATATAGCAAGACAAGGGCAGATGCAACAGAATCAATTAGCTGGACAAGCTATAGGAAGTGGTGCGTTTGGTGGATCTAGACAAGGCATAGCTCAAGCAGAGATTGCAAGAAATGTCATGGATCAACAAGCAAGAACTGGTGCACAATTAAGATCTGCTGGTTTTCAACAAGCACAGAACTTGGCACAACAAGCAGCGACACAAAGAGCACAACAAGCGTTACGACAAGCACAATTAACTGGACAATTAGGACAAACTACTGGACAACTTGGTGCGACTACTGGACAACTCGGTCAGACAATCGGGCAACTTGGTACATCAACTGCTGCTCTTGGTCAATTAGGGCAGCAGTTAGGTGTCCAAGATGTAAATACATTGCTTGGAATAGGTGGTCTGCAACAACAACAAGGACAGAAAGAACTTGATGTAGCAAGAGCAAATGAATTGGCACAAGAGGCTTTACCATTCCAGAGAGTAGGTTTCTTATCTGATATATTCAGAGGTGTTCCAGCGTTACAACAAACTGTATCAAGAACAACAACTCCACCACCAAGTAGATCTTCACAACTTCTTGGACTAGGAATCGCGGGTCTAGGAGCAGTTGGTGCTGCAGGTGGTTTTCCTAATTTCTTTGGTGGGAAAGCAGCATAATGATAAGAAGCGTATTTGACAGACCAATGTTTCAAAATCCTAACATTAAGAGAAGCAGTCCTATGCCTAGTGGTATACTTGCTTCTAGTGGAGAATTAATTAAAGCAAGTACCGCTAATGCAAATCCAATAGTAACAAACACTTTTCAAATACCCATGTTAGATATGTCTGGAAAAACTATGGGAGTTGCTAGAGGTGACAAAAGAGACGATGGTACATTTAGGTTTCCACAAGTTGGTGTTATGGCTAGTGAAGACGTAGATCCTGCAGCAGAGGCAACAAAACTAGAACAACTAAAAGATATAGCTGCAACTGAGAAAAAACTTACCACAGACACAGCCAAAGAAAAAGCAAGTAAAACAGTTGATGATTTGAAATCAAAAATAAACAACACAACTCAAAAAGTTTTAGACACAAAACCAAATGTTGATGTTGAAGATGTATCAAAAGATGTTAACACCGTACTGAGAACAGACTCCGAAGATGACACTGCTGCTGTAGAAGAGTTTGATTTTAATCCTACTAAACAAAATATGACAAAAATAGCAGGCGAGATTAACACTTTATATAAAAACTTTGCTACAGATATGTCAAATTTAGGTAATAGAGATTTATTTGGTACAACCATGAATAAGGCAGTTGAAAAATACAGAGAGGCTCTAAACAAAAAACCAAGAGAACTTGACTTTGCAGATGTTAAAGATGATGTGTTTGAACTTCTTGGTTACGACAGAGACACGCTTGATGAAAAATTATCAAAAGATCAACAATCTGCTGTTTGGTTAAATGTGATGAGGGCAGGTCTTGCAGTGGCTGCTGGTGAGAAAGAAAACGCTTTAACTAACGTAGCTAAAGGTTTTGGCATAGGTCTCGAAGGTTACGGAAGAGACATGAAAAACTTAACAGATGATTACAGAGAAGATGTAAAAACATATACAACAACTGCATATACTATGTTGAAAGATGCTAAAGCAGAAGAACTTGCAAAGAACACATTAAATCTACAAAGAGCAGCGTCAGAGTATCAGATAACAAGTCAGTTCTTTGGACAAGAAAGAGAAAACTTGTTGAATCAACTTAACAGAGAAGTTGCTGGTAGAATGTTGAAGATGAACCATCTTAAAGCGTTTGCCGATATGGATTTTGAAAAATTCAAATTTAAAGTTAGTGCAGATCAAGCAGAAAAAGCTAATGATATAGCTTTTCAAAAGTTAAAGATGATGGAAGAGCCTTTAATAATAGGAGCTATTATTGATGGATATGTTACAAAGATTGATCCAAATAAACCTGCAACATCTGATAATTTAGAACCAACTCAAAAATTTAAAGAGAGCGGTAAAAGTTTACTAGAGATCTTATCCAAGAAGAACATAAGCAAAATAACAGATACACAAGAAACCAGAGGTATTTTAGGTGAATTAGGTGGATACGGTATAGGTTATGTGAGTGATAAGCCAATGCCAGAAAATGTTAAAAAAGCCATTGGACAGAAGATAAAAGAGCTAGAAACGAGTGGTAGTATTTATAAAGAGGCTATGGATCCGTCAGACCCTAATTATGCAACTGCTCTGTCTCAAATTATAGGAGCATACAAGCCTTTACAAAAATTTGATGGTGTTAAACTTGATTTCGATCAACTTGATGATGACATAAAAAATGAGTTAAGAAATGCTCAAGAAGGAGATCCTATTTTAGATATCTTTAACAGAAACAAATCTCTCTTTATAAACATAAAGTTAAATTAGGTGTTAAATGTACACATACAATATAGATGGAACAAACTACACCTTTTCTGAAGAAATAGGCGAAGAAGAAGCCAGACGTAGAGTCACGATAACTCCTGGCACTGGAACTCGCAGAAAAAATCAAAACCCACGATATGAAGGTTTTTTTACTGAAGCTGGTGAGGGTGTAGCTTCTGGTCTTACTAAAATACCAGAGGGTATTGCTACAACTGGAACTCTAGTATATGACGCAATTACTGGAGGCAACGCAACTGCAACTGTTGAAAAATGGTTTGATGATCTAAGAGAAGACGCAGGTATAGATCCAGAGGGTGCAGCTGGTAAAGTAACAGAAGCACTTGTACAGTTTGGTATTCCAGGTCTTTATGCAGCATCCGCTATTTCTAAAGTTGGCAAGTTAGCTACTGGCACTGGTAAAGCAGGCAGTTTGCTTAGACCAGATCGATTTATCACTGGACCTGGGACAAGAGTTACAAGTGCACTTTTAAAAAGGTTTGCACCTGATACTAAAAAAGCTCTAACAAACATAGAACGTAGAAGAAGAATAAGAGAAGGTGAAGTAAAAATTGGAACTAAAAAAGTCGGTGAAACAGATGCTCGTGAACTTTCTACATTTCCAACAAAAAGAGCAAGAGATATTGAAACCAAGTCACAAAAGGTTGGAAGATATGCAGTGTTGGCAAGTGCCGCTGGTTTTGCAGATGCCGTAGTTTCTACAGACGACACACAAACTATTGGTGATTTTTTTGAAGCAGGTCCTACTAATACAATAGATGCCGTAGGAAAAGAGGGACAAGAAAGAGCTTTTGCCAAAATACTTAATAAGATGAAGGTTGGTATAGAAGGTGGTGTAGCTACTGCCGTATTACCTCCAGCTTTTTTAGCGTCCTTGAATGTTGCAAACAGAACTCTATCAGCACGACCCACGGAGCTTTTAGATAAGATAAGTCCAACATTAGGAGGAGGTTTAGCAAAAGCCTTACCTACTGGTAAAGAAACAACAGTTCTTGATATAGCTAGTGGATTTACTGTGCCGATGGTAAGAGAAGGAATCAAAGGAGCTACTCGAAGAATACTCCAAAGAGAACAAGAAATACTCCAACGAGGTATAGGTGGAGAAGAAGGAGTTAGCACTTTACAAGGTATCATAGGAAGAATGGAAGCTCTTGCACGATACAGAGGTTTCTTAGATCCAGTAGTAGCAAGACTTAGATCTTTAATTAATCCAGAGGTTGAAGGTAATATCAAACTTGCAAAACAACAAATGCAAGAAATTGATGACCAAATAAAGGTGCTCTTAAAAAAAGATAGGTTCGCAAGTCTCCCAGATCAACATAAGAAAAAATACATTGATAATTTTATGGATGTGCTAGAGGGAGCAGTTAAAAGAGAAGACATTGATACAGCTGTGCTCACAGGCAGAAGACTTCAGAAAGCAGAAGAAGCTGCTGCTAAGATCACTGATTTGCCGACTGAACTGTACGATTTATATAGATCCGCTAAAAAAACTATTGAAGATTTAACGAATCAGTTTGTAGATAGTAATGTGGTAAAGGAATTACCAGAACAAGCTGTAGACGGTGGTATAAGTAGAGGTGAGTTTCAAACACAAATAAGAAAGATTGCCAGAGAAGGTGGTTATCTTAGAAGGCAATACAGAATATATAACGATAAAAATTTTAAATTAGATCCCAAAGCTAAAGAAGAAATAATTCGAAAAATAATGACAGGTGAGGGCGTAGATATAGGACATGTCAGAGGTATTCTCTCTGGAACTGCTCACAGATTAACTGATACACAAGCAGCAGAACTATATGCTGGTCGTTTAAATTTCACTAGAGAACAAGCAACTAGATACATAGATGAGGTTACAACAAAAGCTAAGTTAAGAGGTGGTAGAGGTTTAAACCAAAGTAGAATTTTTCAAAATCGTCTTGATGTAAGTTTAATTCAAAAAAGAAAAGTAGATAGTGATGTTCTTAAGGCTATACTTGGAGAGATCAGAGATCCAAGAGAAGCGTTTATTTCTACTGTTTCAGAACTATCTAACTTCATTGCCACAGATAGATTTTTACAATTATTTAAAAACTCTGTTGATGCAAACATAGCACAAGTGGCGGCTAGAAATTCTAGACTTGCAGCGGGAGCAGATCCAGAAAAACAAGTGTTTTTTAATATGGATGACGAGGTTCTTAATATAATAAGAAACAATCCTAGTGAGTTCCAAGGTGTTGATGTAACGACAATATCAAGAACTAGTGATTTAGACTCAGCTTCAATACAAAAAGCAGTAAGATTGTTTGAAGAAAATAATCCCAACCATGTTATTTTAGGAAGATCTTCTGATACAACACCTGGTGGTGACTATACTGCGGGTGCAAACGCAACCAAAAGTATTTATGGCACTATGTTTGGATATGCAGTTCCAAGAGTTATGTTTAATAATTTAAGTAACGCAGTTTGGGCAGATGCTGATACCATGCCGACTTTTCTTAGACAAGTTTATGGTACAATGCAAAAATTAAAAGGTGCTACACAGTATGCAAAAACTATTTTATCACCATTAACACAAGTTAGAAATGTAACGTCTGCGTCAATGTTTGCTTTAGCTCAAGGTAATTATGGCAAAGGATCTAGTTTAGGTACATCTGTTAATACAGTATTAAGAGATATAGTGGACAAAGAATTAAAACTAAAAAACATAACATTCTTAGACTTAGAAAGAGATGGTAAAACATTAGACTTTCTTGTGGAAATGCAAAAACGAGGTGTCATTGGAAGTTCGGCTCAACTCCGTGAGATACAAGATAACTTAAGAAAAGGTTTAGGATACGAATCAAAAGGCGATTATGTAACAGGTCAAGTAAGTAGAGACTTAAGACTGCCTGGAGAAGTTGGCGGTCAAGGTGGTCAAAGGAGTCCAGAGTTTAAGGTAACTAGACGAAGTAAATTAGGACAGTTTTTTGAAGGTCCACTAAATGTAGCAGAAGATTTATACAGAGGTGGTGATGACATTTGGAAGATATACAATTACTTCTTTGAGTTAAACAAACTAAAAAATGCTAGACGTAAAATGCAAAACGAGGCTATCCAAAGTTTGAAAAAAACAAATCCATCTTTTACTTTAGATGATATCTCAAGAGCCGTTGAGAGTGCAGATAATCAGTTTGGAAGACATATAAACTTCAATGTTAGAAGACAGCCAGATCCTAACGATCCAGGAGTACAACAAGTTGCCTTTGGTCCGATTCAAAAACAAATAGACGAAGCCATGAAACAATTTGCAGCAGATAATGTTCGTAATTTAGTTCCTAACTACGAGCTTGTTCCAGATTTAATTAAAGGTTTAAGGGGTTTACCAGTTGGTAACTTCATAGCGTTTCCAGCAGAAATACTAAGAACTGGGTTCAATACTTTAGATGTAGCTTTAAAAGAACTTACTAGTGATAGTGCCGCAATTAGAGAGATAGGTGCAAGACGATTAACAAACGCAGTGTTTACTTTCGGTGTTCTGGGAGAAGGGATGCAGAGATTTGGTCAGTTCATGACTGGCACATCTGATGATGAGTTAGATGCAATCAACAGAAGAGCTGCACCTTGGCAGAAAAATGCACAGTTAATTCCAGTCGGAAAAGATAAAGATGGAAATCCAGAAGTTATTGATTTCAGTCACACAAATCCTTGGGATCTATTGTCTAAGCCATTTCATACAGTTTTAAAATCTTTAAGAGAAGGAACAAAACTAGATAAATCAGGTGTTCAAAATGCAAGAGGAGCTATTTATGATGCGATGGGTGAGTTCTTTGAGCCTTTCTTTGGCGTATCTATGATTTATGATGCTTTCTTTGACGTACTACCAAAAGAAGGTATTTCGTCTTTTGGAGTGGGAAGAGGAGGCGTAACACAATCTGGTGCTAAAGTTTACAAAGAAGCTGACAGTTCTGCAATGGCAATAGAAAAATCTTTCTTGCATATACTAAACACAATGAAACCCAACGTATTACCTATAAGAATACCAACTGGTGCAGACATAGGACTTACCAGTGCCTTAGAGGGCAGAGACTTTGAGCCAGTAAAATCTATAGAACTAGGAAGAACAACAAGAGGTGTTTTATTTCCAGAGGGTGGAGAGTTTTTAGGTTTTAATGTAAACGCAGAAGAGCCAACCACTGGTAGAGATTATACAGCAGCAGGTGAGATATTTAGAGCTTTTACTGGACTTCAAACTCAAATAATAGACAGAGACAAAATATTACAGTTTACAGGTCAAGAGTTCAAAGGAGAACGATCAAGCGCTGCTACATTATTTAGTGATGCTTTACGATTAGAGAACCCAACAGACAATCAAATGATAGAGGCTTATATCAGAGCAGATGATGCTCGATTAAAAGCCTTCAGAAAAATGAAACTAGCTTATGATGATTTTAAGAAGATGGGTTTGAGAGATGTAGAGATTCGAAAAATTCTGAAACAAAAAGCAGGCTTGGGTAATAGAGAAATAACTTCTCTTCAGAGAGATAGATATCGTCCTTATAAGATTGATAAAAAGAAAAGAATTGAAGCGAGAAGAAAAGGAATTAAGATTCCTATGAACGCAATAAATAGAATTTTTAGAAACAGACTAAATATGAGATTGACTCCAGAGCCAGTTAGAAAAGAACCAGCTCCAGACGTAAGAAATATTTTAAATACTGCACCAATAAATACACCAGAATTACCACCTATGACACAAAATGTAGTACCACAACAACAAACTACAAATGTAGTACAAAACACTATTAACAATGAATTATTTAGAACAGATCCACGAAACAGAGAGATAGCAGCTTTCTTAGGCTCTAATCCAGAAGAGGTTCTAAAAAATATGCAGATCGCTAGGAGAACTGGATGAGTAGGTTGTCACCACATTTTACGATAACAGAGTTTGTTAAATCACAAACGGCAGAAAGAAAGGGCATTGAAAATATGCCTGGAGATAAACATGTAGTTGCTATGATGGCATTGTGTGAGAATGTCCTTGAACCTGTCCGTGAACATTTTGGTAAACCAATCATGATTAACTCTGGATATCGCAGCGCAGCGTTATGTCGAGCCATAGGATCAAAATCCACCAGTCAACATTGCAAAGGTCAAGCCGCTGATATAGAAATACCAGGCGTTGCTAATGCAGAACTGGCACAGTACATAGCAAACGAAATAGATTTCGATCAGTTAATATTAGAGTGTTATGACAGAGCCAAGGGTCCAAGCTCTGGTTGGGTGCATGTATCCTATGTTGGAGATGCGAACAGAAAAGAGATCCTTACATACGATAGAGTTAACGGTTACAGATTGGGGTTGATTTATACATAGATGTCTACGTTAGTTGTTAATTTACCCTCGGTTGATGTTTGGGTTAGAAAAGAATATTTAAGAGATGGTGAAGATGGTCACGGAGAGTTTGTAAAAGGTGTCTGGGTTACAGCAAAATCTATTCCAGGTAGAGCTTTTTATTTTGAAACTTACCTTCCTGACTACGGTGCTCTTTATGATAAACTACCTATTAGTGCTTTTACTTCTGAACCACAGACCCCAACTCCAGATATGGACCTTTATAATCTCCAGTTTTGGAATTGCATGGACTATGGGGTGGTGGCTGTTAGCAAACAATTTATAGGATCTATGGACTTTGAAGTATATACAAGAGACCACGGCATCCTAAAAGGATCTTATGTATGCACTCTTGATAATTATCACGAGAATGTAAACGCAGTAGATTTTTCTACCAGCGAAAAACCAGCAGAACATAAATCAAACAATATAATAGAATTAGAGAACGGACAATTCTGTTTGTATCCAAACAATAGAATGAGAGTGTACGACAATTCACTCACACCAGACAAGCCACTGCAGCCAGACTTTAAAGTTAGCACAGAGATATATCAAGTTGAGAACGGACAAAAGTTTAGACTTGGAGACACGGACGAGTATTTTTGGAAGGCAAAAGATGAATGATAGAGTTTCTTCTGGTCTTCATGCTCAACGAGAGAGTGATAGATCAGACACAAAGATTTGAAAATATTAACACTTGTTTGTATTTTTCTAGACGTTTGAACAATCAACCCGATGTCCCACTACCAGATGGTAAAATAGGCAAAATCACTGCATATTGTAAGCCTGTCCGAAAAAATTAGGCTCTCAGATCGCCACACAGAGCCGAAACAAAGTGTCCGTGTGTGATTGTACCCTAGAAATACCTTTGTTTTTGAGTGTTTTTGTATTGTCCACTATCCAACTTCCCCCCAATTTGACCCCATTTCAGCGTCTACATCAAAGGGTATTTTGAGTTCGGGCACACAATTAGACATGATTTCTTTTATTTGCTCCACTTGCTTATCGTTTTGTATGTTAAAACACAATTCATCATGCACAGTTAGCATTGGTGTAAGACCAGCATCGTAACAATCGACCATAGCTTTCTTCGTTTGATCGGCACTAGATCCTTGTATTAGTCTGTTAAGTGCTTTGTATGTGAAAGCTCTTCTGATGCTACCCTTGCCACCATACTCATCAATGGCTTCTTTCATCGGTAATGCCTTGTTGTACTTGTAGGATCTAGGCTCGTACATATTAAATCTACATTTACGTCCCAACCAAGTTCTGATAATCCCACTCTCGGCAGCTTTCCTTGTTGTTTTTTCTGAAATAGATCTTAAGAACGGAACTTTGTCATTGTATTTATCTAATAAAGTTGTTGCTTCATCAACAGACAGATCAAGAATGTTTGCCAACTTGCCTTTACCCATACCATACATTAATCCAAGATTCACAGTCTTTGCTTGTTTTCTTGGTATGCCTGCTATATCTGCCACGATCTGATGAAAGTCAGCTTCGCCTTTGTGATACAAAGACACAACATCATCTATCTGTGGGTGTCTATCAAGTCCTTTCAATGTTGCACAATAATGCACAAGCCATCTAGGTTCTTGTGAAGCATAGTCAAAAGATCCCCACTTCGATCCCTCCTCTGGAATAAATAAACCTCTAATAAGTTTTTTAATATATGGATCTCTTGCAGGTATTTGTTGCAAATTAGGATTGCTTGAGCTAAATCTACCAGTAACAGTGCCTCCACCATCAGAACGTAAAGGATGAAAATCACAATGTATTCTACCATTATGAGAATGTTCAAGAATTGTATCGATAAAAGTCGTGTTGGCTTTATTAACTTCCCTTATCTTTATAATCTTCTTCGCAATGGGATGAGAGTGATTAGCAAGAAATTGTTTTGTAAACGCGGGGGCCCTGGACTTTTCTGTGCGAGAATACGCAAGTCCCATAGCATCAAAGACCTTTGCTACAGATGTGGCGACCCAAGGTTCAATCGTAACTCCAGTTTCTTTGACTATCTCTTCTACAAGTGATTTTTCTAACGCAGTCAATTCTTTCTTAACTTGCTCTGCTCTGTTTAAATCCACTCGTACACCTTTTGTTTTCATGTCAAGAAGCAGAGGTGTGAGTCTAGTTTCTAGTTCAAATATACCACTACATTCTTCTTTGGTTATTTGTTTTCGTAACTCGTTCCACAATCTCAAAGTTATTGCAGCATCATGTTCTGCATAAGCACCAACATATCGAGGTGGTAATTTCCACATGCCAGACTTTGGATCTACACCAAACTCCTCGGCGGCACTCTTGAGCATCTTCTCATCTTTATATGTGCCAAGATGATCTCCAGCTAACGAGTTTAAATTATAATATCTTCTGTTTTCATTTAACAAAGGCGCTGCAACCATTGTATCTCTAATCTTGCCTTTGACTTCTACACCCTCTGCTCTAAGCCAACCAAGATCGTATAGTGCATTATGGAACACGAATGTTTTAGTTGTATCCTTACACAAGTCTGTCATCCACTGTAGAACAACTCTTCTCGGCATGTTGCCTACAGTGTGTGCTATTGGAAAATACCAAGAACTATCTCCAGCCGCCACGGCTATACCTATGATGTGTCCGTCTTTTCTACACCATCCAGGTCCTAGCTTTGTTAGATTCTCATCTCTCGTTTCTAAGTCAATAGCTATAGTATCGTACTGTGATAGATCTGGTATAACTTCGGGTGGAGTCCAGTCTGAATCAACATTCCCCCATGCCACATCTTTTATATCTTGTTCCAATAAATGGTATTGGTCACTTGTCATTTATGATTTCTCCACCTAATGCAGCATAGCCTATTATATCGACCCAACTGTCATCGTGTTCTATCGTTTCTGCTAGTCTGGCTAGTTTTACACCAACCATACAAGCCACAACTTCTTGTGCCGTAACTTCTCTGTCTAATATAACAGACCATATTCTTGCTATTCTTTCGTGATTAAATTTAGCAGGCCCATACTCTTTGGCTCTCGGACCATTGATTAGCTTCTCTGCTTGATCTAAAAAATATTTTCTGTCTTTTTTATTTTCTTTAAACTCTTTTATTGGTTTACCAAAAGGAGATTTGTTTGTGGTTTCAAGGACTTCGCACATGTCATGGACGTAACTATCCCAAAACGGACTAGGGTTTTCTTCGTCAGTTGCTCTTTGTAAATACCATTCTTTTTTCATAATTCAAATCCAAAC